GTCAAGGTAGAAATGTCTACATTATCATTAGGAAGAATAAACTTCTCATCTGAGTCCGAAGCGTTATGAGTAAATTCTGTCGTAAGATAAGTTCCTTCGTAAACAGGAATATTAGAAAAGAGATACACACCATCAGATGGTTGAATAGTTCTTGCAGTGATGTTTACAAACTGATAAGACTTTCCACTAACATTGGTTGTAAACACATGACCGGCCGACATAGTGAGGGACCCACCAGTTGCATCATTGACTGTGACATTGATATATGCAACAGGAGCAGTTACGGATACTGGTGTATACCCCAACGCCTTTGCATGAGATACTACAGAATTTCTTTTGACCGCAGTATCAAGGAACATTTCATTTGCAGCCATGTTGGCCATAAAGGCATTGTAGTGTGTATTATAAGCAAGAACGTCTAAAAGGATATTCAGACCCCCTCCTTCAAAATCATAGTCAGTAAATTCCGACTGACCCTTGAGATAAGTTTTGAGATTTGTTTTGATTGTATCAAAATCTAAATCTGTAACTTCTAGTTTACCAGCTGTGTTTAGTGCCATTTATCTTACCTTGTCTAAAAATACTTCAATGTCGTGTATCTCGTTGGGTACATTCGCCAATGAAAAACTTACAGTAATGCCTAACTTGTTTTGGTCTAACTCATTATATCCTCGACCATCATTCACCTTTACTTCTTCTAAAACAACTCTCGGTTCATAAATGGATATCACATCTTCTATTGCAGCCTGTAGTTCTACTTCCTTCAATGGAGTAAAGTTTTCAAATAGAGAACCATGAACCCCACCACCAATCTCTGGATGAAATGGTTTCTCTCCAGAATTGAGTAACACCAGATTTCGGACTGATCTTTTGACAGCCTGTATATCTGTAACCTTACTCACATCAGAGGATGTGGGATGCTTTGTAAAAAATAAGTTTAGGTCCTTATAGATGAAAGTACTTCTAGGACTCTCGTTTACTGCTTGGGCATCATCGTACCCTGTGTTATATGTAATAGGCATATTTACTATTTATATCATTTATTATTGGTTTCCACCACCACCCTCATCCGACCCACTGTCGTATGTAGTATCATCAACGTCTGTATTATTAGTATTACTATCTGCAGCGTTGTCTGTTGTAGTAGTACCTGTCGCAGCAGCAGCACTATCACTTTTCACTCCATGGAGACTACTACACCCATTGGGAATAGTCCAAGAACCAGCAGTACTATGAACAACTTTTACATTTGGACCATAGGCACACCCATTTTTAGAAAATCTAAATGTTGCCCTGTTACCATTTGTCTGTCCTGAATAACTACCTTGCTCTCCATTCACTGTACAAGTTCCACCAATAACACCTATAAGAACAACCAACTTCTTATTTTTCTCACTAATAGGTTTCCAACGTAAATTTCCACCTCCGCTTGCATGACCGCCCCCGCCACCCTTCTTCCTACCAGTTGTTTTCTTATGACTACCATCTGGTCTGTCAGGAAGAGTTACTCCCGCACTCTTATTCCAAGTACCATCAGTAAAGGCACCCAGACCAACATTATATTTGGCCGTTACACTTACCTCAGCTGAAGTGACTTTGACTGTAACTGTTGCTGAGATCAAAGACATTACTCTACCTCCTCGTTATGTAAATCTCTAATCTTTTCAGCATTCTTATTGAGGGCCAAACCTGTTGATCCTGCAAAAGGATTCGTTTGTGGTTTACCCAAATCATCCATACCAACTGAGGGCCCGGTCATCTGCATCCAGTTTACATGAGTCGCATCAGAGAGTGCTCCCCAAGTACCTATATCGCCTTCGGCATTACTATAGGCTCCAGGTAGTGCGGCTGTCACAGAGTCTGCTGCTTTGAAAGCAAAGTTTACTCTGGCCTGTAATGTATTTCTAGACTTTGGTGAATCAGTTAGGTCTACAGTAGCCCCACCTTCATGTACGATAGCACCTCCAGGTAATTGTTGATTGCCGGCAAAGTCTGAACCAAATGCCATCCCTGCAAACGGATCACCGTGAGGTACTTTCAAAACTATTCTACCACCAGAAGCTCCTAATGCCTTTGACTCAAGATGTATCAAACCACCAAAAGGTTCGTCTTGTCCACCCATACCATTATACCCAGTACCCACTTCTGTATCAGCAGCAAAACCATTGGCCAAGGCCTTGATCTGTGCACCATGAAGATTGATAGTATTTTCCAATGCCTCAATGTTTACATTATGTCCTCTGAGGTTCAAGTCTCCTTTGGCGTGTATGTCAATGTTGTGGTCAGAGACTAAACGAATATTCCATTTGGCTCCAACTGTCATTTGGTCATTCGCTCGTATCATCACTTCATCATCACCCGTCCAAAGTATCTTACCCTTTACATAAAGATAATCATCGTGAATGGTTAGATTGTGATTGTCTCCTACGACCTTTGTAGTTTTATTACCACTGTCATCAATCTCGTAATAGGTACCAGACCTATGTTCCTGATTGATTCTCTCTGCCCCAGGAGTATCATCATATTCCATGATGTGTCCTGACTCAGATTCATAAACATGGTTGTAAGGATATCGGGCGGCATTCGCTGAAGTAGGCTCACTCCAATAATGTGTCATTATTTCCGCAGTTCTCTCCCCACCACTAAAAGCATCTTTACCACCGTCAACAAACATACCATGACCTATGTTGATCCACTTCTCTCTTGTCTCTGCTCTCCGGGTTATACTCCAATGACCGTGAAGAAGAACAACACCCCCACCCTTATATTCGGAGAACTCGGGTGCACCAAGTGGATAGTCCCAATCAGCAGTCGTGGCCATGGGATTAACTTTTACGTTAGCGGAATACGTTGTTAGATTTTTAGCACCCTTCTCTGTTCCCGGTCCAGAAATACAAGTACCATCGGCCGATCCTAAAACAATAGTAAATCCTGCCTTGGCTGTTCCAGAAACTTTGTTTGCCCGAAAACGTCTTCCATTTAGTTCTTGCATTCCCATCACACCAGAGATCATTATAACATCACCCGTTTCAAAAGGTTCAGTATGTCCTCCCTCTGTTGTAACTGTAATAGGAGCGGTATTTGTAATATTGGTTATCTTCATACCACCCTTGGCCAGACGATTGATATCTTCTCTTGGAATAGCAACTCGTTCCGATCCCTTCACATCAGCGAACTTGCGTTGGCCTCCTATCTTACGACCAATAACTGCATCATCATATAACTTTTCTACTCTTTTATAAGTTGAAGGACCATAATGATCTTTGAGTTTATTTTTGGTAGTAAAATATAAAGCCGGGTACGGTTGTCTATATTTTTTACTAACTTCTTTGAGGACAGGATAACTAATTTCGGCCCCATCAAAATAACCGGTACTAATAACATGACCCAAGTTTATATTGGACATATTATCACTCTTACCAGTTTCAGTCCAGAACTTCTCTGCATCTTCAGGAGGACCTACCAGTCGTCTAGTAGTTCCATATGTTTCGTAAAGAACATCTGTATGGGTTAGGGTTGTAAAGTTTTTATCAACACCTTTAGGTAGAGCAAGAGCTTCATGTCTTGCTTTGGCATATGATGCGGCCGCCCCATAAAGTATCTCATCACCATACATCTTCATTCTATCAAAAGCACCATCACCCCAATTGGTATGTGTATCTACAAAATCTGCTTTGGGTGTAACAGTACCGGAACCTTGATATCTCCAAGAGTTTCTACCTGGGGGGGATGGAATTGTAGCCAACATGGATTCATCATTCAAATCAAAGAAACCATATTTACCATCCTTTCTAGCACTACCCCAACTACCTTTACCGCCACCACCACCTTTATGTTCTTCGCTTTCTCCTTGAGAAGGAAGAACATTTATACCAGGGAGAACACCTAGCACAAGCCATTCCTGTAGTAAGTCTGTATCACGACACATACAGATAACCCATACACCTTCTTCAATCCCTGGATGAGATTCACCAACACCCGAGTGGGTATGGCCTCCCACCGGGAGCATTACCTGGCTCCACGGCAAATCTTCTGTGGGAATTTTTTCAGTATCTTCTGTGTGAAACCCTAGTAATCGAACCCGAACTCTACCTAACTTACTAGGGTCTTGACGAGATTCTACTACGCCCATTGCGAACGCAACTTTGTCTAAACCAAACCATCCTATATTATCCATTACAATATTTATAATGAAAATACTAAATATGAATATTGAACGACCCTAACATAGAACTCCTATCAGAGTGTATTACTGATGCCCACAAACGTATAAAACTATACGAGATGTTACAGGGTGGACTATGGTATGCGATATTTCGTTCTAACTCCAATCAGGAAATTCTAAAAGAAAAAGAATTGATAGAGGAATTGGAGAGAATGAAATTAGATGTTATAGAATGGGACCGAAAAGTCCGCAGACGCAAAAAGGCCCCCATGCCTTTTCATCCATAGGGGCTAGGGGGCTCTTGATGACCTACTGATTATGTAGTTGGCCCGAGGCTCATCATTACATAATTCACTATGAAAAAGACCCCGATGGTCTTTTTTCGGTAGGATTTTTCTATCATGTATTGCCTACTATCATTCGTAGGACTTTTTCTCTATTATTGCGATTCACACCGACTGACAGATCGCAAGTCTGCCAGACAATCAATATCGTTTCATTATCTATCTCCATGAAAGTGATGGTGGCCATCTGTATGATGGGTATGTGAGTAGTGCCCATGCCAATGTGGCTGATAACACCTCCAGTTGTGCTGATGAACAGTTCCTCGATGATCGTAATACTGTGGAACATATGGACCAACGAACTGACCATTTACACATTTACTGTGAGGAAGTCTTGCACAGTTATAACCATAAATGTTACAACCATGAGACAAGTAATATTCTCCACAGTGTACAGGTGTGTGGCCATGGCCATGCCCGTGTCCATGCCCGTGTCCGGGCGGGGGGTAGTGACCATGTGGAACATCAAACAACCAATCCAAGGTGATACTCCAATGTACATCATCTGCATTGGTCGGCACACTCATGCCAAGGGTCAATGCTACTAAAGTAGCTCTCAAAAAATTATTCAATCTCACTTTTCTTCTTTCTCCAATCTGTCCATGCATCTCCATTATGTATTTCCCCAACAACAACATCTTCCTTCGGGACCCAAACTTCACAACGGAGTTCCAAATCTTTCACTTGATACTTTGTATCTTCTCGGTTTCTCGCTATGACCAGTCCACGTCTTGTAATACGTTTGTGGTCAACGACCGGTAAGTCTGCCAAAGAGTGCAGACCGCCAGGACGGTCATACTCATCAACAGGCCATTCGGCCTCATAATAACATCTGTAATGCGTTTCTTCACTCATAATATTGCTCCATATATGCTTTATACAACTTGCTCTCTAACCTATAAGCCTCTTTCTCCCATGGTGCATCATCGTATGTTATAGTATTTAGTTTGTATCGTTTGGTCTTCCATTGAGTCGTATTATCGTCGTAGTCCCAAAGTTCTTTTCGTAAAAACTGTTTCAGATGTACAAACTCATGTGC